AAGAAGCAAGAGGTAACCCTGGTAAAGCTAATTTGCATAAAGATAAATTACCTAAATTAGAAGTCTTATTCCAATTACCTCCGGCTCCGAAATATCTGGGAGAGTACGGAATTAAAGAATGGGATCGAACTGGTCCGTTATTGGTAGCAGCTAAAATGTTAACGGAAAGTGATCTGCCAGCCTTTCAAGCTTATTGTATGAACATTGATTTACTAATTCAGGCTCAGTTAGATATTCAAGCTAACGGAATGCAAGTAATGGGGCATCGTGGTTGGGTTCGTAATCCAGCGATTGCCGCATTTGGACAAGCTAGTACTGCGATCCGAGGATTCGTAAGTGAATTCGGACTCTCTCCTAGTGCACGAAGCAGAATTCGTATTCCTAAAGATGATCAAGATGTGCTTGGTCTGTTACTAGGAGACGATGATACAGGGGAAGATTTCGGAGAGGAACTATAGGAAATGACTGTAACTCGCAAATTTGATCGAGTACCTTCTGATGACTTACGGAATAGAAATTATCCTGTATCTCTAATGTGGACTAAGGAACTTGCACAATGCACAATGATTCAAGCACCCGAGATCTTTACTAAAAGGTGGCAAGATTACGCTATTTTAGATCAGGGATCAGACGGTGCATGTGTCGGATTCGGTACTTCTGGCGAATTGGCCGCTGAACCAGAGCCAGTTCCTAATATCAATTATAACTTTGCAATGAGTGTCTACAATGATGCTAAAAGGATCGATGAATGGCCAGGAGAAGATTACGAAGGTACTTCTGTATTAGCGGGAGCTAAAGTAGCTAAAAATAGAGGTTACTACAGTAATTATCTGTGGGCAGATAATGAATTGGATATGGCACGTACGATTTCTAATTATGGTCCTGTGATTATTGGTATCGACTGGTATGAAGGAATGATGGATCCGGATTCTAATGGCTATTTACATCCTACTGGGCAAGTTGTTGGTGGACACTGTGTAGTAGTGATTGGAATTAACTACGAGAGTGGTTTTTATACTATTCGCAATTCGTGGGGACAGTCGTGGGGTGACAACGGTGAGGCTAAGATTTCTCGGACCGATATGGCAAAACTGATTGCTGCGAATGGCGATGTGTGTAAGCCAGTTCGAATTCCACTAGTGCCTCCTACTCCTGAACCGATTCCAGTACCACCAATCAATAAGAAATGTTCGTTCCTTGAGAAACTTTATAACTTATTCCTAACTGGAAAGTGGGGTTGCCTTGACTAATAAATCACGTCAGCCTGTTCATGTTAAGGCTGTAGGAAATCCGAATAAGGGTCGCCCAGCTTCTGTAACTGCTCAGGTTAAAAATACGGGTAATCGCTTGGATACCAAGCCAATTGACCCAGGAAAAGCTGACGAAAGCTAATTAGCTAGAAAGGGAGGTTCTACTATGGACCGAGCGACACTAGCACTCGTTTTTTCAGTAGTCGCATTGATTTTAGTGCTGATTATCTGGCTTTAGTACCTTTAGGAGGGTAGAAATGCCGATTGTTCATACTTCTACCCTTCCAGAAGGTGCGGAGTTTTCGGCTAAGAGAGCAAAAAAGGCCATTAATTTCATTGAACGGATGACTGTACACACTAAATCGACGTGGGCAAGAAAACCATTTGTTCTTGAAGACTGGCAAAAAGGTAGCGCCAAAAAGAACGACGAAGGTAGATGGGAATTAGAGGGTATTATAGCTCCGCTTTTTGGAACCATTACCTATTCTCAGTTCTGGAAGAAGTGGGTGCGACAATACAACACAGCGTGGATTGAAATGGCAAGAAAACAAGGAAAATCAGAACTAATTGCAGCTCTGGCCTTGTATTTGCTTATTTATGACGGTGAATGGTCGGCTGAGATCATTGGTGCAGCTTCAGATAAGAACCAGGCATCGGCAGTTTTCAATGTTGCGCGAGACATGATTAATCTTTCTCCTGCTCTTTCTAAATTGAAAGAAAAGGGTGATCTGGAAATTATCGATTCACGAAAGCGAATCCTTTACAGACCAACGATGTCTACCTATCAGGTAGTTTCTGCGGATGCAATGAGCAACCTGGGAGCAAATCCTTATGCAGTTCTTATTGATGAGGTTTTGGCTCAGCCGAATCGTGATTTGTGGGACTCACTTGCACAAGGTTTTGGTACCCGACCTAATCAATTGATTATTGGTATTACTACCGCTGGACCTGATCGTGAATCGTTTGCATATACTGAGCACCAGCATAGTATTCGAGCTGCTACAACTAATCCGACCATTGATCCTAAGCGATTTTCTTTTGTGGCCTATGTGGACGAAGAAGCGGACTACGAAGATGAAAATCTTTGGTATGAAGCAAATCCAGCTTTAGGTACATTCTTCGATATCCAGCAGTTACGTGACGAGTTGAAGACTGCTAGAGAAAAGGGAGATTATGCGGCATTGAACAATTTCCGCATTTTCCGACTTAATCAATGGGGTAATGATGCAAATAGATGGCTCGATATGACTATTTGGGATCAGAGTGAAGAAGCTGCTGGATTATTTGACCCTGAGCAATTGAAGGGTATCCCCGCTATTGGCGGACTTGACCTAGCGTCCACTCAGGACTTAACTGCTTGGGTACTTGTGTGGCAAACTCCCGAAAAAACGATGGTAAAGCCTCATTTTTGGGTGCCACGTAAGACTTTAGGAAATAGACATAGAAGAATGCGTGAAAGATTCTTGGATTGGGAAGCACAAGGTTGGTTGACTATTGTAGAAAGTGACAGTCATGATTATGACATGATCACAAAACATATCTTGGAAGATATTGAAAGATATAACATTACTACAATTGGTTATGACCAACATCAGGCTCCTTCGATTATTAATCAGGTTGAAGGTAAAACTGATGTGCTTTGTATTTCCGTTCCACAGACCACTACACGCTTAAATCCTGGTTCACAGGAATTAACTCGTCTAATGGGTGTTCGTCAGTTAACCACGAATCAAAACGGAATGATGCGATGGATGGCATCGAATGCCAATTATAAGCAAGATTCAGAAGGTAAAATTAAGCCTGACAAGCTAAAATCCAAGGCACCTATTGATGGGTTGATGGCATTGGTTACTGCACTTACCGTATTAGTTGGACTTGATATTCAAAAAGAAGCAAACTTGTTTGTATTCTCCGACAATGAATTGTTCGGTGATAACTATAATGCTTTTGATGATGATTGGGATTAGGAGGGTAGACCGTGGCACTTCTTGACTTATTCCGCATTAACAAGCGGTCTGCCACTGAATCTAAGGTTATCGAATATGATCCAGAAACTGGATTAACTAGAGACGCATGGAACTCAATGCCTGAAGAATTACGCGCTGTGCTCCCATGGAATGTTTATGGAAATGAAGATGAAGGAACTAAAACCAATAGTGGTGTGTATGTAAGTGAGGACTCGGCCTTTAAAATGGGTGTTGTGTTTGCTGCGATTACACTTATTGCTGATGGTGTTGCTTCTTTGCCGCCACACGCTTATACATTAGGTGCTGACGGTAATCGCCAGGAACAGGAAGTTCCACAGTGGATTCGCGCGCCTCACCCGGAAATTAGAAGATTTGATATTTTTAATCAATTACTAGTTTCTGCATTGACTTGGGGAAACGGGTATGCTGCTTTCCGTCGTCGTCCAAGTGATGGTGTAATTGTGGGATTGGATGTTTTAGATCCTGCATCGGTTACTGTGGAATGGGACCCGAATAAGGCCGGATTCCGTAGGTATCGTGTTGGTGGTAACGGACCATGGTACACGTCTTTTGATATTTTCCATGTGCAAGGACCTACTTTACCAGGAATGCCTGCCGGAATGTCAGTAATTCAATATGCGCGTGAAGCTATTGGATTAGGACTTACCTTAGAAGAATATGGCGCCCGCTATTTCGGTCAAGGGTCACAAGCTAAGATTGTTTTGGAAATTCCTAACAATGTCGATGAAACAAAGGCAAAGGACATTGTTCGTACATTCGAGCGATTCCACAGAGGAAAGAACAATTGGCATCGTCCAGCAATTGCATCGGGTGGAGCAAAGATTCATCAAATCACTATTCCGCCGGATGATGCACAGTTCCTTCAGTCGCGTGAACATCAGGCAATTGACATCGCTAGATGGTTCCGAGTTCCGCCGCACCGAGTGGGAATTGTAAGCGCTTCTACCTCATGGGGTTCTGGATTAGCAGAGCAAAATACAGCAATGCTACAGGGAACTTTCGGACCGTGGATCACGCGCTTACAGGATGCCTTAAGTGCTTATGCTCCTGGTAATGAAGGTTTGGGTACATTTATTGAACTCGATACCTCAGCATTGCTTATGGGTACCTTTAAGGAATTGTCTGATACTTGGGTTGGTCTATTTGAAAAAGATGTTTCTACTAAAAATGAAACACGTATGAAATTAGGACTTCCTAAAGTTACTGACGGAGATAAGTTCTTTTCCGAAATTGCATCGGCACAGCAGCAGGAATTGGCTAAAGTGCAGGGTGACGCGATGGCTCAGAATTCTCCTAATCCTGCGAATGGTACACCGTCTCCGCCAAAGAGCGGTGCTAATTCACCGGGTGAAGGTGGACGTACAAAGCAAGAAGATAAATTACGTAAACAGGATGCCGCAGCAGGACGCTCTATTTTAGATATTTTAGATGAAGAATTCGAAGCTGCTACTTCGGAATCGCGCTTTAATAAAATTCACAGTAAAGCTAGTGGACAATTTGCTTCTAAAGAAGGAATGTCACCAGCAACTGATGAAAGTAAGGCTCGATTCAAAGAAGTTACTGGTAAGTCAATTCCTCCTGCTTGGACTGATGTCCAAATTGCTGATAATTTAGAAACTGCTGATCTTCAGGTTTTAGGCCGAGATTCAAAAGGTCGTAGACAAGCATGGTATTCAAAGGAACATACAGCACGTCAGGCCGAAAA